CAGTGACTTTTTCTGCTATTGTTCCTACTGTAAGTGTACTCATTTATTTGCTCTCCAATGCTGTTATTCTAGCTTCTAATTCTTGTATAGTTTTCACTAACAAAGGTACAAGTTTTGATTGATCTATGCTTTGTGGTTTAATATTACCATCTTCATCTACGGCATCTTTTTCACCAATAATAGCTTCTGGCACAATACTTGAAACCTCATGGGCAAGAAACCCATCTAGTGTTGTATCTTTATCTGTCTTAAAGTTAAATCTGCTTGGCTTAAGTTGTTTAATTCTGCTAGTAGCATCCCAATCTGTAACAACGTTTTCTTTTAGCCTGTAATCTGATGAAGTGCTATAAGAAGTTGAACTATTGGAAGTGTTAATTTTTCCTATTTCTTGATTTGAAGGATTTAAAAAAGACAATGCGTCAAAAGTACCTGATGTTTCATTATTTGTAATAAGGATGCCACCAGAACCAGAAGTGTCATTTCTAATATTATCTATAGCTATGGCAAAACCGCTAGAATTACCTTGATTTATTGCAAACCTAGAAACTCTCCCTCCTACAGTGGTACTTGTTGTGTTAATTGCACAAGGGCCAAGAATTGTTAATCCATCAGAAGTAATTCTAAAACGTTCTGTGTTATTAGTTCCAAATACTAAAGGATGACTTGTAACAGTTTGTAAAATAGATTTTGGGTCAGAAGTATTATCTGCACCAAACACACTACTTACAGAACTAGATTGAACATATACTTGACCTCCACCAGTGCTTGCAGTGCTAGTGACTGTAAGGGCTGTAAAGTTGGTGTTACTTTCTGGTGAACTATCTCCTATACCGACGTTACCACTACTATCAATCCTAACACGCTCCGACCCTGCGGTATCAAAAACAATAGTATCATCTGTACTTGCTTCGATACTTGTATCCCCATCAGCATCAAGAATTAACTCTGTACCATTCATATCGATATTAGAGCCTGTTTGTACCTCTAAACTATTTGCTTTGAAAATAAAGTCCTCTGCGTTGGCTATCTTAACTTTTACTTGGTCATTTGTAGCTAAATCTAAACCACTATCATTATCGCCTGTAGAGTTTACAACGCTGTTTACTTTTATTTCTGACATTATTTACCCTCCAGTGCTGTTACTTTGGCTTCAAGTGTTTCTATCTTTGCTACTGCTTCTTGTAGTGCTTTTGTGAGAAGTGGAACAAGTTTGCTTTGATCTATGCCTTGATACTCTGGGTTTCCATCTGCATCGACCTCATCTTTCTCACCACTAATTGCTTCTGGTACTATGCTTGATACCTCATGTGCTAAGAACCCATCTACTGTAGTATCTTTATCTGCCTTAAAATTAAAGCGTGATGGTTTGAGTTCTTTTAGTCTTGTAGTTGCATCCCAGTCTGTAACGACATTTTCTTTAAGTCTATAGTCTGATGAGGTAACATATGATGTTGCTGAACCATTTGTCTTAATTGCGCCAACAATACCATTTGGATTTATAAAAAGAAAATGGCTAGTATTGGCACTAAAACCAGTTTCTGTTACGCATCCTTTCGTAGCATCTGTAACCTCTATACCTAAATGTGTTTCTGCCGAAACATCTACAGTTCTGCCTATTAATAATGTACTATCTTTATCAATTCTCATGGCCTCTGTAGTACCGCCCGTTTTAAAAATGATTTGCCCTGAATTAGAAGCACCCTCTTCTGCTTGGATTGAAGCGATTTCTGTTCCACTACCATTATGAAACTGCATAAAAATCGTATTATTATTTCCTGCCGTTCCTCCTGCTTCTAAAATAAATTTTGCGTGGTCAGACATACCTTTTACATGAAAACCCCCATCTGGCGATGAAGTTCCAACACCTACTCTGTCATTACCTGCATCTATAAACAATGCGTGTGTATTACCATCTGACTCAACTCTAAAATCCCTATTGGCAGAGTTTTCATTGAAAACAACGCCTGTTGTATCTACTGTCACAACTTCGCTATTTGCTATTTTCATTCCTATCTTATCATTTGTTGATAGGTCAAAACCGCTATCATCACCTGCTAGATTTTGAATATTATTGACTTTTATTGTTGAACTCATGCTATCACCAGATTTCCACTAACTGTTAATGTTATGCCAGAAGCTATTGAAAGGCTATGAAAACAGCCTGTATTATCTCCAGACGCTATTGTTGTATTCGTATTTAGTTCCTGTTCATGGGTTCTAAATATGTCTTTTTTGCCATTTGTTGTGTCACCTTGATTGCCGTTATCCCCTTGAAAAAACCCTGCTCCACCCCCTGCGGAAACTTCCGCACTATCGGCTGTCTGGTCAAATGTGAATAAATTTATAAAAGCATCGTTATCAGCATTTCTAATTTTTAGAATATTGTTGCTTGTGTCGTACCATAATTGATAAGCATACGTCGTACTAGGTGCTGAAGACCCACTATTTACCGAAACAATCGCTTGTAAAACATTATTAATGTCTGTCCTTGTGTTGGGGAATGTTTGGTTATCTATAACGTAGTCGTGTTGTGCCATCTTTTCTCCTTTATGTTACTAATTCACCGAACCCTTTTGCTACATAATCGAAAGTTCTATTTATTCCAGAACCGCCACTATTGAAAAATTGTATCGTGAAACCAGTAGCACTTTTACTTGTTATAGCATAGAAATCTCCACTAGCCAAGTTCTGTGCTGAAATTCCTACCCCTTGAAGTGATTTAAATGCAGGACTGAATGTAATTGCTTTTGTACCTGTGCCACTCGCTATGTCGTTTTCCGCTACTATTCTATCTGGCATATCTACAGTTACAGACAACGCACTAACGCTTGGTGTAGCTTCGGAATCTGAAGACGTAAGCAATGCCCTAAATTTGAACCCTCTTGCTTTATAGTCACCGACAAAAAACTTGCGAAAAGCTGTAAATGTTGCACTGCCACTAGCAGGGTCATCTTCTGTTGTGGCTATTTGTAATTCACAATTTGTATCACCGAACTCATTTGCATCTCCATCAAATAAACCTTCTCTATCGTCAAAGTTTCCTGTTGCATCATCAAAATTTAATCCAAAATCTACCCTTGTCATGGTTATATTTGCTGTCACTCGACTTGTAAAAACACCCCCTACATCAATAGGGTTATCAAAGTCGTATGTGCCACTAGATGCTACTTTACCACCACCACCATCAAATAAACCCCCTGTGGTATCAAAATTCCCTGCACCGCTATCAAATAAAATGCTTGTTCCTAGTCTAAGTTCATTACCTACCACAACAGTAGTTGTTTTTGTTCCAGAAAATGAAGGGTTTTGCGTAGATGTAGAAACTAAATTCAAGTCTTTGATATTTTGTATAATCGCAACAGAAGATGTTGCATCAAGTGACTCGTTTCCAAGTTTATCAACCGCCTTGATAAAATATGTGCCTGTCATTGCAGGAACTACGGCTGTGTTTGCAGGTCTTGACACTTTGGCAATCAAGTCTACTGAGTTTGCATAGGTTGCACTTGCTGTTGTATCTCTTGAGTGTCTTATTCTATAGTGTGATAAGTCTAAATCCCCTACTGGTGTCCATGATAAATGTGCTTCTGTTTGGATTATATTTATCGAAAAGTTTGTTACTGTTTCTGGTGGTGCGGTCTTACCTATAATCTGATGTGTAGCGGTAGTAAATACAGAGCGACTTATAGAACTAACTGTCCTTGCCCTTACATTGTAAATAGCATCGTCTTCAACATTTATTAGTTCAAATCTACGTCCACTGGCTTTACCTAGATTGATAAAATTCGTATCTGTGCTTTTTTTCGCCTGTACTTCGAAATCTGTGGCGAATAAATCTGCGGTTGTGGCTTCTACTACCAAAACACTTATGGCTTCTTCATTTAAAACCCTAAGTTCATCGGTCACTGTTATTGCAGGTGCTTGAACATTAAATGGGTTTGGTAGGGTTGTATCTGGTATTTCTGGTGGTGCTAACTGTAGACCAAAAGCGTAAAAGCTATCTTGATGCTCTGAACATTGAATACTTACAGTATGGTCAGCATTTATTGATATTCTTTGCACTCTAAAGGGTTTTGCCGAAAAAGAAGGGGTTGCATGAGTAACGTTTACAATATCCCCAACCGCTAAATCTAATGCTGTTGCATCGGCTCTAAGAGATATATCTAAACTTGAGCGTGAACGCCTTAGAATTATTTCTGCCATTTCTTGTGCTTGGTGTGGGTTTGTTAACATGGTATAATCAAAACGACCTTCTAAAAGTAAGTCACCATCTTCTGCTTTCATCGTTGCGTGTTGGTCTGCGGAAGCTAAACCAGTTTCATCTACTGGTGGGAACTGCACTGTGTCAGTCTGAAAGTTTTTATCTGGGTTTACAAAAGTCACCACCACCCTGTTATATCGTGAGTTTTTGTTTTTACTTTGAACAGTAATACCGCCTATTATGTTATCTTCTGTAAGGGTAATTGAAGCTGTGCCTGTTGTTTCCACTAAGACGTTATACTTACCACCAGAAAAGTTTAGATAAGAGCGTGAACCTTTGACAAATTCTTTTACATTATTTATAGCTTTTCTGGACGTATCAACCACAATGTGACTGTCCATAAGGTCAATAGCACTTGCACCGCTAAAGGGGGTAATATCTGCATCACAAACATCTGTGGCGGTCTGCCAATCTGCAAAGTTACTATCAAAATAACTATTAGCTATACCCATCCCAAACCTTTCGTTTCTAAGATAGTCTAGCATTTGTAATATTGGATTGTCTGAATATGCCCAAGTAGAACTTGTATCTTTTCTATGGCTACCGCTACCGCCTGTAACTGTGCTATCTAAATTAGGGTTATAGACTTTACGACCTTTTATAGTTGCTTGCACTCTTGGTAATCCACCAAACTTGTCAGCGTTCCATTCAAATCTAAGGGCAAGATATGCTAACCCTCTAAGCCTGTGGTCTGTAGTCCATGATTGTAGTTCATCAAGTAAAGGTGATGCTGTTTGTGTATCTGTTCCTAAATGTGCTTCTACTGTTATTAAACTATTTGAATTTTCTGTGTCAAAAAAGTTACTATCGGCACTTGTTACAGTTCTTTGTGTGCCATCGGTCAGTGAGCCAGATAAAGTCACTGGATTATTATTTACAAAAAGTGTTTGAACGCTGTCTATTTCCCCTTCACTTAGAACAACTGCCATGTAAAGATATTGATTATCTGTTCCAGACGTTTCTACAAAAATAACGTTACCACCGACTTTTCTCGTTCCATAAACCACAGGAATACTTGAATTAGCCGTGAATTTATTAATTAATATTCCTCTTGCCTGTTGTTCCTCAAACTCCTCTGAAAACTCTGGAACTTCTGGCTGTGGCACTACCCAACTAATTACCTCGTCCACTACATCTACAACAACGTCAACTACACCAGTTACGACATCACCGACAAAATCGACTGTTTCGGTTATTACATCGCCTACAAAATCAAATACATCTTCTACAAAACCGCACATTTAAAACATTCTCCAATTACTACCCATATTTTCAAACCCTAATCTTTCAAAAACAGGGTCTTTGTGTATACCTGTGCTTATTGATAGTAACATTGGTAAACCTTCTGATACATTTTTGACTGAATCAATTATGACTTTCACTAAGTTATAGGTTCTATATTGCTTTCTGACGTACAAAACATGGATATTCATTAGTTTATCTTTGCTAAACCAATATTCTGACTTGTGAAACATACACAACCCCATAATTGTTTCTGAATCTAAATCTTTAGCAAAAATTATCTTTCCCTTTTCTAAAATAGTGTTGATGAATAGTGTAAGTTTTGGCTTGTCAACTTCTGGAAGTTTTTTATCAAATAACTCACTTTCTTTGAACTCCATAAGCATTTCGTAAATCATATCAAAATCTTTTTTTTCTGCTTGATATAAATGTACGCTACTCATTCTCTACCCCATTTGATGTCTACAAGATTTAGTGCGGAATATTCCATTCCCTTATCACCGCTAAAAAATCTTTTTTGTGAATTATCAGAAGTTGTTCGACCGCTTTTCTTTGAGAAGTTTCCCCAATGTGACGTAACATTGAAACTTAATGTAGCAGTGTTTGTATTATCTGTAATTTTAAATTCATCTATTGTGCCATAAAACAATAAAAAAGGGTCTGCTATTAGTGCTTGGTTTGCATCTAAAAACCCCCTGTAAATAAATACATCACTGTTAATAATATTTTCATTTAGTACAACTGAAATATAGGTTTGATCGACACCAGACAAAGAAACCACAAGACTGTTTTTAGAAGGGGTTGGCGTTTCACTTACAGCCGTTATTCCCCTAAAATGTCCGTTTGCTTGATATGTTTGTGATGTTCCAGAAACGCTTGAGGTAATATCAAAACTTGCGTTGGTAAGATATATTCGTGTTGCGAAATCTATTTCTATTAATAATATTGGGTCTATATTCCCTGTAGCTAGTTCTGTTTTGACCGCACTTGTTAAACCTCTAGCCATTTACAAACTCTCTATGACATCAAACTCATAGTTTAATAATAAGTTTCCATTCTTATCATTTTGCCCTGTTGCGAACTCTTGAACATCACTTCTAAGATGCACAGTAAAAGGTATTGAGTCATAGGTCACCGCACTATTATCTGCTAAAGCTTCTCTTAATGGTGGTTCTATAGTAACTGTTGACGCATTACTAGAACTGGTGACATCTTCAACAACCATATATACTTTGGCGTGTGCAAACTTTATAAAATCACCTGCTTTTAATCTACCTGCACCATCTGCATTGAACGCATCAATTGCTATTGTAGTATCGCCAACAGAGTGTGACCCATTAACCAATAAAGTAGCGGTTTCGTTTCCTTGTGCATTTAGATAGCTTGGGAAGGTTACTGTAAAAGATTCTTTTCGTGAACGCTGTTTCATAATAAACGCCATGAGTGGTGCAAAGTCTGCTCTAGTCATGGGAGGATATGAAAGAGTAAAACTAAAGCGTTGACCTTGCACCTGTCTTCTGAATGTCTTACCGCTATCGGTATCACTCACAAGAGTCTTTTGATTACTCTTGATATTGATAGCCGTAAAGTTTGTTAATGGTAATACTCCGCTCATACGACTGCCATTTTACCCTTTTCGTTCATAGCACTATTGATAAGGTTTACTATAACACCCCTGCTATTTACCAATAATTCGTTGAAACCCCTTGCATCTACAGTATTGATGTTAAAATTCACAGTTACGTTTTTATTCATGCCTAGCTTGTCGTTTGGTACTACTGTACCTGCTTGGTCTGGAACAAAGAGTTCTGCACCTTTTTCACCGACAATACTTGGTTGACCCACTGGCGGTCTACCGCCCTTTTCAAAGCCTTTTATCTTATTTATTAGACCTGCTCCAAAGGCTAACGCACCCCCTACAGCACCTATATTGAATGGGAAGGGTATAGACGCAAAAGTCTTCATAGCACCCTCGTATAAGCTTATAAATGCTTTCTTTATCGCATCTGCCTTGAACATAGCTAACGAACCTTTCATGGCGGTCTTTATGGCTTCACCAACAAGCATTTCAACCATTGACCGCACAACAAAAGTTCCCAAATCTTGAAAACTTAGTTTACCTGTCATTACAAAATCGGTAAGTGATGTTTTGAGTTTGTCAAATGTTGATGCTCCTAATTCTCTCATTTGAGTAAACATTTGTTTTTGTGACTCTGCTACTTCTTTGAAACCTTTAGTAAAATTAGAGAATAAATCTGTGTCCATTTCTGGCATTTGAAACGTTAAAGCCGTGTTCATTGCTTGGTCAACACCCTCCAAAGCTTGTTTAAGGCTTAAAACTTCTGCTTTTTCTTTTGCTATATTTTCTTTTCTTGTTTTATGTGCTTCAATAAGTCGTGATATATCTGACGATTTACCTAACGTAAATTGTAGTTCTTTTTCACTAGCAATAGTTGCTTCCATTGCCTTATTTAATATTTTCAATTCTTCTTTTAATGCTTGGATTTCAAAACGATTTTTTGTAAGAGCATCGGACGTATTAGCTATTGGTTGTGGTAGTTCAATTACTTTATCTCCTAATTTTCCAAACCCTTTATCTAATTCGTCTAAATCAACGAGAAAATCTGGGGGTACAACTGGATTATCGCCTAACTCTTTCATTGTTTTGTTAAGGCTTACATTCTTTTTCTCAAGTTCTTCAATTTTTTTATTTACGCCATCTATCTTGCTTTGTAATTGGTCACTTGAAAGACCCTCTAATGCCTTTTGTGCTTTTTTTAATGGGTCTGGTAACAAGACACTTGCTGAAGCCATAGCACCCATAGCCGTTGCGACAAGAGTCAACCCCCTTGCACCAGTTAAAGCCGTTATTGCTGTTAATGAAAGAAGGACTTGCCGAAAAGCAGAAGCAAGTTCAAGAACTACCTTCGTTAATTTAAAAGCAATAAAACCTGCCACAAAAGCTTTAAGTATTCTAAAATTGTCGGCTACAAATTCTACCGCTTCACCAAATCCAATAACCGCATTTGATAAACCTACTCCTATTGATTGTGCAATCTTGTCAATTTGCTCTTGGTTATCTTGAAAAAATTTATCTAACTCACCGAACTCTTTTTTGAGTCCTACAAGAAATCCTTCTGCTACCTCTTTCTGGAAGTTAAAAAGCTTATCACCAAGCATTGAGAGCGTACCAGTAAGAGTGTCAGCAAGGTCATCTGTTGCACCTGCAAACCTTCCTCCTTTTCCAAATACCCTTTCAAACGCTCTTGCTGTTTCTTCTGCCGTAACTGTAGCACCTGCCTTGAAGCCTAATAAATCTCTAACACCTCTCTCTCTAAATATATCCGCACTGGCTATACCTGCCGATAATGAACGCTGTATCTGCTCCGCAGTGGTTTGAAAGTCTAACCCTGTTACACTAGCGACATTTCCTGTTATTTCTAAAACCCTTGAAAGTTCTTCTGCATCTTTAGCAACAACCGCTAGATTCCCTGCACCTGCTTGTATTTGCTCAAGGCTAAAAGGTACTTTAGATGCAAACTTTGACATAACATCAAACGCTTTTGCACCTTCTTCAACGCTACCAAATAAAAATTTAAGTCTGATTTGTAGTGATTCAACTTGCCTACCAACATCAACGAATGATTTGAGAGTAACCCCTGCACCAATACCCACTAAAGCATTTCTAAGGTTGAAGACCGATTGCTTGAGCTTATCTACGCCTGTTGTGGCTGACTTCATAGCCTGTCTGGTCTTGTCCTTCGCTATGATGTCTATATTTACTTGTTTTGTTGCCACTTATCTACTTGCCTTTGCTAGTCGTTCTTGTCGTTCTCGTTCCTCATGTTGGATTTGAAAGTAAGCAATCCACATATTAAATTCTTCAACTGACATTTGCAAGATTTCGGAAACTGTTTTGTGAAGTTTTTCGGCTAAACCAAAGATATTATGCAACTCTGCGTCATTCTTTAGTTTTTTTTATAATCCTCAATATTTTCATTTCCTGTTCCCATTATCTTTGTGGCAACGTCTGCAATCACATTTGTGTCAGCTTTTGTTTTGAAGGCTAGAATATGGGTAGCGTTAAACATCTTATCGCCATCTTTCGTTAAGGCTTTTTCAATGATAACGTCAATGAGTACAAGCAAATCTGTATTTGTTGCACCCTTGAATATCTTTTGTTTCTCTAGCATATTAAAAGGCTTTGTATAAATAGCCTTATCGCCAGTTAAACCCCATTCTGGTACTTCAATTATCTGTGTATCAAGCTGACTAAAATGGTCACGAATACCATCAAAGTAGTCAATCTTTTCATCTGCCATTTACTTATACTGTGCCTATTGTAAGACCACCAGTTCCTTGTAATGATACAGTTCTAGTTGTTACACCATCTAATGTAACACCCACAGACATTCCAGTTACGATACCAGTTCCAGAAAACTTTCTATCTCCAGATGCACTTCCTTCTGGCATGAACTCAAAGCTAGCACTTGTGCCTTGAACCAATGTTGTTTGACCGCTATCAGTTTCATCAAAGTTCATATCTATAGTAGCTGTAAAAGTACCTCTACCGACTAGATAGGACTTCATAGAACTTCCTAATGCTGTATCTTCAACAACATCGTGGGTAGTATCTACTGTGAAACCTGTAGCGTTGCCGATATTAGTACCCCCAACATGGACAACCCCTTCTTTTCCGTGATGTGTAGCCATTTATTTA